ACGATCATGGTGGAGGAAAAATAAGTTTAGAAGCCGCCGCCGGTGGAGGAGAAGGTGATAATATAGTTACATTAAATCAGAATGGTAATGTAACTATACATACTGGTACAGCTAGATGGTATGCACCTTACAATCTAACTATAAACAAAATAGATGCGAGAGTAGATACAGCGCCTACAGGATCAAGTATCAATATTACAATAAAGAAAAACGGTACATCGGCGGCAACAATGTCTATCGCCGCCAGTGCAGTAAAAGCAGAAAACACTACAGGCTTTTCTATGAGTGAAGATGATTATCTGACAGTGGATACTACTCAAATAGGCTCAACTGATCCAGGTACGAATTTAAAACTTATCTTTCATTATGCTCAAGCATAGAATAAATATAAATAGAGTATTAAATAAAAAAGAACGGAGATTAAAAAATGGCATTGACTGATGCAGACGCAAAAGCTGAAGTGATAGCAGTATACGGTATTCAATTGTTTGAAGGTGAAGGTGAATTTCCTACTTCTGATACAGCTTTGACAGTTTATCGTGCTGATATAGGTATAGATGAAAAATATCTAGCTAGTGATTATCATTCTCCTTACACCTTAGGAAGTAATGAAATAGAAAACTGGTTTATGGGTGGTGAGAGAGAAGGACAACACGAACTTGTTATGATAGGAACACACAAGTTAACAGATCCAGATAATGTTTGGACAGAGTGGACAGGGAGCTAATAAATGTACATATACTATAAATCTTCATTATCAACTAACGAATATAGTAGGGCAGGATTTATGCTAGATATTGCTGGTTTAGCAACCGGTACTAAAACTTCAACTGATGATTTAACAGAATTATCTTGTAACAAAGCCGCCAGTGTAATTGCAGGAACTGGACCGACTTCAGGCATGTATACACAATCAGTGTCAAGTTTCACTGATAACTCATCTGATGAGTATGCGATGTATCTAACAAAATATCATTATGCTAAAGGTAATCCATCTAGTTTCCAAGCAAGAAATAGAATTGGTATGGCTTGGAACGACAATTATTGGTTCAGATTTAGACACTCAGACAAAGATGGTGGTAACCAAATGTATACTACTAATGGTTTCTGGGGACAATATAGTTCTACATCTTATAACTATGGTAAGTTATTTGGTAGAATGTCGTATATTCAAGAAGCTCATATTATTATTAACGATACAACTTTTTTTATAATGATAAAAGGTACTGGAACCGAAACACAAATTGATACAGCTTATTGGGGCTTGAATGATTTAGAATATATTCAATCGATTGATGATTATCAATATCAATCTAATAATAAGTATAGTCCTTTCTGTAGTTGGTGGGGTTATGTCCTTGATGTTATGTATAATAATGGTGCGTCTAATACATCAACTAACACTCATAGAAATGGTATGTATCGATGTCAATATGTTGATAGACAAGGCACAATGAGAAATTGTACTCCTTACGATAGCTATCAGTATTCTTATGGGCATGTAACAACAACAAGTGGTAACTATTGTAGTATGCACCCTAGAATGGGAGAAAGACAGTTCAAAGTTACAGGAACTGGAGCATCAAATCATCATATGTTAGTGCCTATCGTATATGATGGTACTATGAAAGCTGTAACTTCTGATCCTAGAAAAGGTGCTATGCCTAATGTATTTCGTACTACAGATAACTATTTTGATGATGGTGATGTATTACTAGATGGTTCAACCAGATATAGAGTTTTTAGGGTACATAAAACAGGAAATGCAAACTTTACTTCTGCAACAGAAGAAGCTTTTTATGCGTTCCCAGAAAATAATGTTCCTTATAGTTAATAGTTAGGACATATCATGCCTTCAAACGAAAGTGCAAGTAAATCAACTGCTAATACGGCGGCTCCTGGAAATTCTGGCGTATCTCTAGAAATTAAAGGTGAGAAAAAAGACGCTTTTATAAGAGTAGGTCCGACAGGTGGACAAACATTTCAAGGCGCTTCTCCTCCTGTTCCAGATACAGCTCCAGTACAAAGTTGGAGTGACTAGTTAACTAGTTATTATAAATAGTGACATAATTAGCATAAGGAAGTAGTTATGTCAACCCCTAATTCAAGAGCGACACTAAAAGATTATTGTCTTAGAAGACTAGGACACCCTGTAGTTGAGATAAATGTTGATGATGATCAAGTAGATGATCGTATTGACGATGCACTTGCATACTACAGAGACTATCATTATGATGGCACTGAAAGAGATTTTCTCAAACATCAAGTAACAGCAACAGATAGAACAAATGGGTATATAACAATACCAGCAAATATAAGTGGTATTATTAATGTATTTCCCATAGGCACTGGACTTAATGCTAACAACTTATTCAATCTCAGATATCAATTAACACTCAATGAAGTTTACGACTGGAGTAAATCTGCTTTTGCTGGTTATGTTTCTAGTATGGAAAACATTGCATTGATGCAAGAGATATTTGTAGGTAAACAAGGCATAAGATTTAGTAGACATACTGATAAATTACACATAGATATGGATTGGGATAAGAAAACTACTGTAGGTGAATATATCATTGTAGAATGTTATAGAATTTTAGATCCAGATGTACATACTTCTGTATGGGGAGATTGGTGGTTAAGAACATATACAACACAACTTATCAAACGTCAATGGGGTGAAAATCTCAAAAAGTTTGAAGGTATGCAACTTCCTGGTGGTGTGCAGTTTAACGGGCAAACTATCTGGAGTGAAGCTGAAGAAGAAATAAAAAGATTAGAAGAAGAAATAATATCAAAGTTTTCCATGCCTGTCATGGACATGATTGGATAATAAAATGCCAACGAATTTTTATTTTGATAATTTTGCTCACGCTGGACAGCAAAATTTAATAGAAGATTTGATTATCGAATCTATCAAGATATATGGTTACGATAATTTTTATATACCTAGAACAATCGTAAAAGAAGATGATTTGTTCGGTGAAGATGTATTATCTAAATTTGACAATGCATTACCATTAGAAATGTATATAAAGAACGTAGAAGGATTTGATGGAGAAGGTGAGTTCTTATCAAGATTTAATGTAGAAGTTAGAGACAACATAACATTTTCTATAGCACAGAGAAGATGGCAAGAAGAAATATCTATAGAAGATAGAAAGATAGATGAACAAGGAGAAAGAGTAAATCGTCCAGTAGAAGGCGATTTGATATTCTTTCCTCTCACAGGACAACTATATGAAATAAAATATGTAGATAAACAACCTATCTTTTATCAGATGGGACAACTACAAATGTATGATTTACGTTGCGAACTATTTGAATTTAGTCATGAAAGAGTTACAACAGGTGTTAAAGCTATCGATGACTTGGCTGCCAGACATACTGTCAATGTTCTTAACTTTCAAATACTTCTTGAAGCATCTAAAGAACGTGCATTGGGTACCGCTGTATTAACGAATGATAAAGTTACTAGTGTATCATTAAGCAATCTTGGTGATTATGATGCTAATCCTACAGTAACATTTGGTGCACCACCTGCCGCCCAAGTTGCTATAGCTACATCAACGATAAGTTCAGGAGCTGTTACAGGAGCTACAGTAAATTCTAATTTACAAGGCTCTGGTTATATTGCCAACGTACCTGTTACATTCAGTAGTCCTGAAACAACACAAAGAGTAACAGCCACAGCTACAGCTACAATTTCAGGTGGTTCAGTAAGTGCAGTCACATTAACAGAAAACGGTGGTTTTTACACAACTGCTCCACCAGTTTCTGTGTCAGCATCACCTACAGGTGATGATGCAGTTCTTACATCAACGATTGCTGGTAATTCATTACTAAGTATTGTAATACAAAGTGCTGGTTCAGGATATACTTCTGCACCTACAGTTACAATAGGTACACCTAATAACGCTATACATTTTGCCGCCTCTGGTGTGGCAGTTCCTGATGCAAAAGGTAATATAGGTAGTATAACAATAACTGATGGTGGTAAATACTATGAAAATGCACCTAGTGTTACTATAGGTAATCCTCCAGATTCTATTAGAGCTACAGGTACAGTGCAGATATCAGGCACACAAGTATCAGGTGTAACTATTACAAATCAAGGTAGAGGTTATGTAAATGTAAACGGCACGCCTTTTGTTCCATCTGTAGCTTTCTCAGTAGAGACATTCACAGGCGGTATCAGACTTGAAGATGGTGATGGATTGCTACTAGAGGCTACAGCAAATACAACTCACGAAAACAGTACAGCTAACAATGTTTTCTTTGAAACTAACAAATCAGGATTTATAGATTTCTCTGAACTGAATCCTTTTAGCGAAGGAACTGACTGGTAATGTTTGGACAATTTCACTATCATAGCGCCATAAGAAAATATATTATCATGTTTGGTAATATGTTTAACGATATAGATGTCGTGCGTTTCAATAGTGCTGGTGATAATGTTCAACAGATTAGAGTACCTATTGCTTATGGACCTAGAGAAAAGTTTCTAGCAAAACTTAGAACAGATCCAGATGGTAGAAGAGAAATAGCAATGGTTCTACCAAGATTATCATTTGAATTAACTTCAATGAACTATGCACCTGAAAGAGTATTAAATAGAACACATAAGCAGTTAGGTATAGGTGGTGGTAATAATTCACTTAGAAAAACTTTTACACCAGCACCATATGATTTAGACATGTCTCTATATGCTATGTTTGCTAATCAAGAAGACGCTGTACAAGTTGTAGAACAAATATTACCTTACTTTCGTCCAGAGTGGACAAACAGTGTAAAGATTGTACCTGAATTAGATACATACGTTGATGTACCGACTATACTGAATGGTATGACAATAGAAGATAGTTATGATGGTGACTTTGATCAGAGAAGAGCTATCATATATACGTTTACGTTCAAAATAAAAGGATATCTATTTGGACCAGTAACAAATAAAGGTATTATACGTAGAACACTTGTCAATACATTTGATCCTCAAGCAAATACAGCAACAGGTAATGTCATTATAAGTACTAGTGATACTAAATTACAAAGACTTACTTTAACACCAGGTTTACTTGCAAACGGACAACCTACTTCTAACAGTTCAGCAAGTATACCAATTTCACAAATAAGTGCAAACTCTAATTTTGGTTTTGCTTTTGATAGGGAAGATTTTTTTAACTGATGAAAAATAACGTGACAGACGGACTAAACAAAGTTTTCGAAGTGGGAACAGATTTAGTGGAAGTAGACAAAGAAAAGAAACAAGCAGACGTACCTCAAGATGTAGATAACGACTACAAATATGCAAGAGAAAACTTGTATGGTGTTATTGAAAAAGGTACTGACGCATTAGATAGTTTACTTGACTTAGCAAAGGCGAGTGAACACCCTAGAGCATTTGAAGTTGTAGCACAACTTACCAAAACACTTGTAGATGCAAACAAAGATTTACTTGATATACAGAAGAAAGTAAAAGACTTGAAGAAAGAAGATGATGAGAAGCAACAACCACAAAATGTAACAAACGCTTTGTTTGTCGGTAGTACCGCTGAGTTGCAAAAGATGATATCTGGAAGGAATGATGATGTATGAATATAATGTAAAAGTTGTAAAAGTAATTGATGGTGATACAGTAGATGTAGACATCGACTTAGGCTTTGGTGTTTGGTTACACAAAGAAAGAGTACGACTATATGGTATTGACACACCAGAGTCAAGA